TGAAGAAGCGATCGCCAGAAGAGCGGCAAAGCTAGCCATTGAAGAAATGTCTGGCGAGTTCTACAAGAAGGTTGGTAAAACCGTTGTAGAAAAAGCGCTCATCTGGATTGGTATGTTGGTTGTTGGTTTTGTAATTGGCAAAGGCTGGATCGTTAAGGTCTAATATGCCAAGCGTAAGCAAGAAACAACATAATTTCATGGCAGCGGTGGCCAACAATCCATCGTTTGCTAAGAAGGCGGGAGTCCCACAGTCTGTGGGTAAAGAGTTCAACGATGCCGATAAAGGCAAAACTTTTAAAAGAGGTGGTGATATGGCTACAAGTATGGGTAAACCCGTGATGAAAAAAGGTATGAGCACTGCTAAGGATGGCATGAAGAAGCCTACTCCTATGGCTGATACTTCTATGATGGGCATGAAAAAAGGCGGCATGCCTATGAAAATGAAAGACGGCAAGAAAGTGCCTATTTTCATGGCTAAAGGTGGCGGCATTGAGTCTAAGGGTAAAACCAAAGGCAAGATGGTTGCTATGAAAAGCGGCGGCAAAGCCTGCTAACAAGGAGTTTAAAATGGCAACAAGTTCACAACAAATGCAAGCTCAAGCTGACATGGCTAGAATGCAGCAAGGCGCTGCACAACCATATATGCCGTCTTCTACCCCAGGTGGTAGCGCAGGAAGAGGTACTTCCAATATGGCTATGAAAAAAGGCGGTAAAGTCAAGAAAATGGCTAAAGGCGGTTCTGCTTCTTCACGCGCTGACGGTATTGCCACTAAAGGCAAGACCCGTGGAAAGATGTGTTAAGGAGCTATCATGAAGCGCAGCGTTAATGAATACGACGAAGGTCGTGGTGGTGGTCTTCGAAAAGCAGCCGAAATTGGCGCTATTACTGCTGGCGGTGCAGGGCTTATGTCTGGCCCCATAAAAGTAGCGTCTTTGACTGGTGAGAAAGAACTAGAAAGACGTGACGCAAAAAAACGCGAAGCCGATGCTGAAATGAAACGTGAATCTCGTGGAGTTGCCAAGCCCGCTAACTTTGATGCTATTGAAGAATCTAAGCAAGACGCTAAAGATGCGGCTGATCGTAAAAAAATTAGCGACATGGGTCACAAAAAAGGCGGCGTTATTTCTTCTGCTTCTAAACGCGCTGATGGCTGCTGTACCAAAGGTAAAACACGCGGAAAGATGGTGTAATCATGTTGGCATCCCGTGGTATGGGCGACATTAGCGCCTCTAAAATGCCTGGTGCAAAGAAAAAAGCACGTCGGGATAACACTGATTTTACCCAGTACAAAGAGGGCGGTAAGGTAAATGCTGCTGGCAATTACACAAAACCAAGTCTTCGTAAGAGGATTGTGTCTCAAGTAAAAGCCGCAGCAACGCAGGGTACTGGCGCAGGTCAGTGGTCAGCACGTAAAGCTCAGCTAGTTGCCAAGAAGTACAAGGCGGCTGGCGGGGGTTACCGAGATTGAAAGCTCCTCAAAAATCATTAAAGGATTGGGGCGACCAAAAATGGAGAACCAAAAGTGGTAAAAAATCTTCTGACACTGGTGAAAGATACCTTCCAAGCGCTGCGATCAAAAGTCTCAGCCCTGCTGAGTACGCTGCGACGACCAAAGCCAAGCGTGCAGGAAAAGCCGCCGGAAAACAATTCGTAGCCCAACCCAAAACAATTGCAAAGAAAACAGCAGGGTATAGATAATGGCTAGCACTTCAGGAACCTCCGTATTTAACCTAGACTTCAACGATATTGTTGAAGAAGCGTATGAGCGGGCGGGTCTTGAGGTTCGTACTGGCTATGAGTTTCGTACCGCACGCCGGTCTTTCAATATGCTTACAATTGAATGGGCTAACCGTGGCATCAATTTATGGACTATTGAGCAAGGCCAATTCGTAATGAACACCGGGCAAGGCGTCTATGCTTTGCCTAGTACTACGATTGATCTCTTGGATCAGGTTATTCGTACACAGGCAACTACGCCTAACCAGATTGATATCAACATTAGCCGTATCTCTGAGTCAACGTACTCAACGCTACCAAACAAGCTGGCTCAAGGCCGCCCCATTCAGGTATGGATCAACCGGCAGTCTAATGAGAGTTATTTATCCACTGCAACAGTAGCGGCAACGGTATTGTCGACAGATACAACTATTACCCTCAGTTCAACAGTGAGCCTACCAGCTACAGGATTTATCACAATTGATTCAGAAACAATCTACTACGCTAACGTCAGCGGTAATCAATTACTTAATTGTTATCGTGGTCAGTACAATGGCGTCACTAATACAACTGCCGCTGGTCATGCAATTGGCGCAACCGTAACGGTTAACAACCTCACGTCTGTAAACGTGTGGCCTACTCCTAACGCTCCTGGTGATCAGTATGTGTTTGTCTACTGGCGTATGCGCCGCATGCAAGACGCTGGTAACGGCGTTAACGTGCAGGATATTCCGTTCCGGCTGATTCCATGCGTAGTGGCTGGTCTAGCCTATTATGTTGGTTCTAAGCGCCCTGACGTGCCTATGGAGCGCATTGTGATGCTTAAAGCCGCCTACGAAGAACAATGGACGTTAGCGTCGCAGGAAGACCGCGAGAAGGCTCCTGATCGTTATGTCCCAAGACAGTCGTTCTACAGGTGATGTATGCCAAGTAGATACGCTTCAGGCAAGTATGCAATTGCTCAGTGTGATCGCTGTGATGAGCGGTACATGCTTAAAGACCTGAAGAAAGAGATTATCAAGACACGCTTGTTTAATTTAAAAGTGTGTCCTGAGTGCTGGGATCCTGATCAACCTCAGTTACAGTTGGGTATGTACCCCGTGGATGATCCGCAAGCTGTACGAGAGCCACGTCCTGATGTAAGCTATACACAGGCAGGAAATAACGGATTGCAGATTCTACTCACTAATAGTACGGCTCCAAATGGGTTTGGTTTTCCAACTCAGGGTAGTCGGGACATTCAGTGGGGATGGAACCCTGTAGGGGGTTCAAGAGGTTTTGACGATCCTTTGACACCAAATTACTTGGTGTTGAACATAGAAGTTGGTACAGTTACCATATCGACAACATAAGGAGCTTAATATGGACAAAGCGGATTTAAAACAAGACAAGAAGATGATGGCTGGAGCCGTGCATAAGCACGAGAAAAAGCTGCATCCCGGTCAGCCTATGACTAAGTTTGCTAAAGGCGGCAAGACTAATGCTCAGATGAAAACTTTGGGTCGTGGTTTAGCTAAAGTGGCTAACCAGAAAAAGTCTTCCTTCACATACAAAAAAGGTGGCTAATATGGCTAAATTCAGTCAAAAGCAAGGCGGCAAAGAAGTTGGCAGTGCCGAAGTCTACGCACAGCCACACACCATGACCGGTGAAAAAGTTGAGCTTGGCAATGGCTATAGCGGCTCTAAGCCTACCCGCGCAGACACAGTAAACATGTCGGTTGGTAACGTCAATCGTGATGGCTACAACCCGGATGTCAAAACAACTGGTATCAAAACTCGCGGCAATGGATGCGCTACTAAAGGCGTAATGGCACGAGGCCCAATGGCATGAACTATACGCAGCTTGTTGCATCTATTGAGGCATATACGGAAAACAATTTTCCGGATATAACTCTGGCCGACGGAGCTATAGAAACAACAGCTGAGCAAGTTAATCGTTTTATTCAGCAGGCAGAGCAACGTATTTATAACAACGTTCAGTTTCCTTCGCTTCGTAAGAACATGACTGGTAACATCCAGTCAGGCAACAAGTATCTTAGAGCACCGGACGATTATCTTGCTACATACTCTTTAGCAGTGATTGACGCATCTGGTAACTATGAGTACTTGTTAAATAAAGACGTAAACTTTATTCGTCAAGCGTATCCCAATCCAACTACAGATACTGGGATTCCAAAGTATTACGCATTGTTTGGCCCGGCGTTGTCGGGTACTACGATTACAACTGAGTTAGCGTTTATTCTTGGACCTACGCCTAATACAACGTATACAGCAGAGCTTCATTTTTATTATTATCCAGAGTCTATTGTGACCGCTGGAACTTCATGGTTGGGCGATAACTTTGATACCGTACTTTTGTATGGCTCATTGGTAGAGGCGTATACATTCATGAAGGGCGAAACCGATATGGTCGCTTTGTATAACCAAAAATATATGGAAGCGCTTGCGTTGGCTAAACGTCTGGGCGATGGTATGGAGCGTCAGGATGCGTATCGTTCTGGTCAATATAGACAGGCGGTGACTTAATGGCTATCCAACAAGGCGCTACTGATGCTTTTGCAACGGGTCTAATGAATGGGGTGTATAACTTCACAACGGATTCGTTTAAGATTGCACTATACACAGGTTCAGCTTCGTTAGGCCCTGATACCGCTGTGTATACCGCTGGGTTAACAAGTGAAGTTGTAGCTACAGGATACACCGCTGGTGGCATTGCACTACCCGTTTCTGTTACGCCTACTTCTGCAAACAATACAACATATATTTCGTTTTCCAATGTTACTTGGAACGCGGCTTTAACTGCTAGCGGGGCTTTGATCTATAAGTCTGGCGGTACTAACCCAACTGTATGCGTTTTAGATTTTGGTTCTGAAAAAACATCAACAGCCACCTTCACAATACAGTTTCCAACAGCAAGCAGTTCAGACGCGATTATTCGCATCACCTAAGGAGTAAATATGGCACTCGTCACAACCACTAAAGGCGAAATGGACGAATCTCTTCTTGAGAAAAAAGAAGGTTCAGTCGATAATGACAACGAATCAACCACATGGGTGGAGTATTGGTTAGATGGAGAACTTGTGCATCGCTCTGCTCATGTTCAATTAAAACAGTCTGTAATGCTGTCTGCTGAAGCAGCATCGTTTAATTAAGGAGCCTAACATGGCAAATACACAAGCAATGTCAACATCGTTCATGGGCAAGCTCATGACAGGCACACACAATTTTGGTACGGGTGTTGCTCGTGCAACCACTGCGGCGGATACGTTTTACGCTGCATTGTTGTTGGCCAGCGGTACATTTAACGCATCTTCTTCTAACTACACTGGCACTATTGGTTCTGTCACTATGTCTGGTGAAGTGTCTGGTACAGGGTACACCGCTGGTGGTGTGGCAATTACTGGATCCCCTGCATTTGTTGCGCCTACTGCGACTAATAGCAGTGTTACGGCTGGCGTAGCGTTTACGACACCTTCTAATTCTATTACCTACACCAGCGTAACTTTGGCTACGGCTTTTGATGCGGTGATGATTTACAACTCCACGCAAGGTTCGGCTGGCGCTTATCCTGCGGTGAGTATTCATACATTTGGTTCGCAGACTATTACGGCAGGTACGTTTACTCTGACGATGCCATCGAATACCACTACGACTGCGTTGATCCGCTTGGCTACAACCTAATAGGGTCGGTGGGGTAACTCACCGGAATAGCCATGTTTGGTATATCCGCCTTTGCTGAAGCACCATTTGCCTCGCTTTCGACGCCATCGGTTGTTGTCCTTACAGGGGTTCAGGCGTCTGGCGCTGTAGGCACGCTTGTCTATACTCGTGAATTAGCATTAACGGGCGTTGAAGCTGCGGGTGCAGTCGGTACGATTACGATAGGCGGAATTACCGTTGCACTGACAGGTGTTCAAGCCGCTGGCGCGGTTGGTGATGTCACGGAAACAAATAGCCGAACTGAAGATGGTGTTCAGGCTATAGGTAGTGTTGGATCAGTTGGCTCTAATGTGTCGGTAACTTTAAGTGGCGTGTCGGCAACGGGTAGCGTTGGAACAATGAATTATTTTTATTGGTCAACAATAGATGACAATCAAACTCCAAACTGGCAAAATGTTGTAATGGTTGTGTAAGGACATAATATGGCACTTGTATTAGCAGACCGCGTAAAAGAAACTACCACAACGGCTGGGACGGGCACAGTTACGCTTGGCGGTGCATCTACTGGGTTCCAGTCTTTTGCTGTAATTGGTAATGCCAATACAACTTTCTATACAATTTCAGCCCAAACAGGTACTGAATGGGAAGTGGGTATTGGTACATACGCATCATCTGGCACCACGTTGGCGCGTACTACCGTTTTATCTAATAGCTCTGGAACTCAGCCTTCCGCATTAAATTTTTCTGCTGGTACAAAAGATGTTTTTGTAACCTACCCTGCTGGGAAGTCCGTTAATCTTGATGCTTCTAATATAGCGGTCATTCCTACGTTAAACCTTACCAATGCACTAGGCCCAGCTTATGGTGGTACTGGTCTGACTGCGGCTGGCTCAAACGGTAATGTATTAACATCCAATGGCTCTGCTTGGGTTTCTTCTGCGCCAGCGGCTTCTGGTGTATCTCAAGCAAAGGCAACAGCCATTGCAATGGTCTTTGGCTTTTAAGGAATTATTATGGCAAATCCAAATCTTTTCGCCGCGACCACAGCGTCAGGCACAACTACATATCTTACCCCCGGTGGCACAGCCGCAGTGGTACTCTTGCCTAACACGGCTTCAAGCGGTCAAGTTTTTAAGATCAATCAGATTGTTGCGGCTAATGTGAACGGCTCTTCGGCTGTGGACACCACAGTGGCTATCTATACCAACGGCGCAGTGGCTCAAGGCTCTGCTCCTAGCAGTGGTACAGCTTATCCAATTGTGTCTACAGTGTCTGTCCCTGCCGATGCTTCATTGATTGTGGCAGACAAAACGACTGCTATCTATTTGATGGAAGGCACATCAATTATTGTGACTTCAGGCACAGCCAGCGGTATCACATACACAATCAGTTACGAAGTCATAAGCTAACCGAGCGTAGCAGATGTCCCAACGCTATAAAGGCGGTGTAATTTCCGCTACTGCACCTACAACATCAACTAGTTCAGCTATTGGTGTTTGGACGTTGCGTCAACAATCTCAAGCTATAAGCGCAGGTAACTGGCCTAGCGCCCCCCTCCCTTTAACCGCAGTTAATTACCTTGTAGTTGCTGGTGCTGGTGGTGGCGGTGTTTTGGGTGGTGGTGGAGGCGGTGCAGGAGGGTATAAAACTGCATCAAGTTTTGGTATTAGTGGTTCATTTACTGTAACTGTTGGTGCTGGCGGTGCTGGCGCATCATCTACAGGTGCAAAAGGAACTAATGGAAATAATTCTGTTTTTTCTACCATAACTTCAACTGGCGGTGGTGGTGGTGGTAGTAATGGAAGCGGTTTTGAACCCGGAGCTTCTGGCGGTTCTGGTGGTGGTGCTAATGGCGGTAATGCTGGTGGAGTTGGTGGTTCTGCAAGCCCATCTGGGCAAGGTAATGATGGTGGTAGTGCTTCTGGTGGCGCACCATATAACGGTGCTGGTGGCGGCGGCGCAAGTGCAGCTGGTGCTACAGGCTCAAATGGCACTGGTAACGGCGGTGCTGGAACTGCTAATAGCATCTCAGGCTCTAGCGTAACTTATGCTGGTGGCGGTGGTGGTGGTGCGGGCGGTGGAAGTAGCACACCTGTTGGCACTGGTGGCACTGGTGGAGGCGGTAATGGTAGTGGTAATGGTGGTGCTGGTTCTAATGGAACTGCCAACACAGGCGGTGGAGGTGGGGGTAGTGGCGGTTCTGTGCCATCAGGAGTTGGTGGCGCTGGCGGCTCTGGAATTGTTATTCTTTCTTATTCATCTATATATAGCGATTTAACTTCAATCGATGTTGGTTTAACCTACACTAAAACTACTTCTGGTGGAAACACAATTTATACATTTACTGCTGGCACAGGCACTGTAACGGTCTAAGATCATGGCACATTACGCATTTTTAGATTCAAACAACATTGTTACTGAAGTCATCGTTGGTAAACACGAAGGTGAAGGCGGTATTGATTGGGAGCAGCACTACGGCGAGTTCCGTGGTCAGACTTGTAAGCGCACAAGTTATCACGGCAACATTCGTAAAAATTACGCCGGTATTGGATACACATACGATGCTGAACGCGATGCCTTTATACCGCCCAAGCCGTTTGCATCTTGGGTTTTAAACGAAACAAGTTGTGTTTGGGAAGCTCCAACACCAATGCCTATTGAGGCCGGTAAGTTGTACCGTTGGGACGAGCCAACAACATCATGGGTTTATGTAACAAATGTCTAAACAGTATCCCGGCGGTTTAATTACAAAGACTCCAGTCGTACCCTCTGGCCCGTATTCAAATAGCACGGCTTCAGGTATCTGGACGCTTGAGCAACAGGCTTATTGGCAGAAACTAGGGCAATGGCCTAACGCAAACAACCCACCACCTGATGCACAGTTCAACTACGTCACCATGCTATTGCACGGTGATGGGACTAATGGCGCACAGAACAATACATTCTTAGACAGCAGTACAAACAACTTCACCATTACCCGTAACGGCAATACAACCCAAGGTTCTTTCTCGCCTTATGGGTCTAATTGGAGTAATTATTTTGATGGTAGCGGAACTTGGTTAACTGTTCCTGATAATCCAGCGTGGGCTTTTGGAAGTGGAGACTTTACTGTTGAATTTTGGTATTACCCAGTTAGCAATACAACAACTGATATTGAGTTTATTGGTCAATGGACTTCAGGTTCAACAGACGAATCTTGGTCAATTGGTCATCATTGGACATTTGGATTAATTTTCTTTTGGACAACCGATGGTTCAACTGACCAATATATTGGTGGAACATCAACCTCATTACTTACGTTAAATGCGTGGAATCATGTGGCTGTCAGTAAAAGTGGCACAACAGTATCGTTGTATTTAAACGGCGTAAGAACAAACACAGGAACTTTGACAGGCTCAATATCTGATTCATCAAGGGTTCTTGATATAGGCGGTAGGTCGCAATCAGGCGCAAATCAGATTCAAGGTTATTTAAGTAATGTTAGGGTTGTAAAAGGCACTGCGGTATATAACCCTTCATCATCAACCTTAACTATTCCAACCTCACCATTGACAGCCATATCAGGTACAGGGTTGTTGACTTGCCAATCAAACCGATTTGCTGATAGCAGCACAAATAATTTTACGGTCACAATAAACGGCGCACCAAACGTTCAACGCTTCAACCCATTTGGTGCTTCTACCGCCTACTCCACAAGCGTAATTGGTGGGTCAGGGTACTTTGATGGCGCGGGTGATAGTTTGACTGTTGGCAACCCATCAGTTAATGCAGAACTTGCTTTAGGCGCAAACGATTTTACAATTCAGGCGTGGGTGTACCCATTAGGTACAGGTACTTATTCAATTATCAGTAGCTTAAATAATTCTACTGGAAATGGTAGCTATTGGTTTATGGTCAATGGCACATACTTAGGTGGTGGAACAATTCAGTTTGGCTATAACTTTGTTTTTGGTGGTAGTGGTGGTACTGACATTTTGCTTGGAACGGGTACGTTAAAAGTTGGGGCATGGAGTTTTGTTGCCATTACTCGCAGTGGCGCAGATGTTAGAGGTTATGTTAATGGTGTTCAAGTTGGAGCAACAAACACAAGCATTGGCAGTAGAACAATTTACCCAACCAATGCAACTGAATTGATCGGTAAAAATACCGACAGTGATGCGTTTGCCATGTACGGTTACTTATCTAATGTTGAATTGGTCAATGGAACTGCGCTTTATACAGGGTCAACCATGACTGTGCCGACCGCGCCATCTACTCCAGTTGCAAATACCGAACTGCTAACTTATTTTACCAACGGTGCAATCTACGACAACGCCATGATGAACAACTTAGAAACTGTGGGTAATGCACAGATTTCTACAAGCGTGTACAAATATGGTACGGGGTCTTTGGCGTTTGATGGGACTGGTGATTCTTTGCTATCAACAGGAACACAAAATGCCGTATTTGGGACGGGCGACTTTACAATTGAAATGTGGCTTAACCCAAACACTACCAGCCCTACATATCAAGGTATTATAGATAGCAGACCTGCTGGTGGCGCATCTGCTAATGCTTTTTTAATTTATATAGCGGGGGGCGGAACTTTATATTATTTTTCTAACTCTACTAATATTTTGTCTTATTCACCAATAAGCACAAGCACATGGATTCATGTTGCTGTTACAAGAAGTAGCAGTTCGTTGCGTTTATTTATAAATGGAACAATATCAGGTAGTGCGGTTAGTAACACAACAAATTTAAGCGAAACTAGAATTATTGTTGGTAATACACAAGATGGTTTTAGTTTAAACGGCTACATAGATGACCTACGCATCACCAAAGGCTATGCCCGATACACCACAACATTTACACCGCCAACTGCGGCATTCCCCAACACTGGCCCAACATAAGGAGCATTCATGTTTATTGCAAAAGTAGAAAACGGAAACATCGGTGAGATCATTGACTTCCGTACGTATTTTGGAAACACAAATTCAGTCACAGACGAGCAGTTAGCCGCCCAAGGTTTTGTCAAAGTTAATCTGTACCGCGCCCATGACCGCTTGACTCAGAAGTTAATCCCTTGCGATCCAGTGCTAGAAGGCGGCTGGGTGTACAAGGTTGCTGTAGCTGACCTGACCGCAGAAGAAATCCAATCTGCCAAAGACAGCGCAATGGCTCAGATTCGTGGTGATCGCACTAGATTGCTTACCGCTTGTGACTGGACGCAAATTGCCGACAGCACCGCAGATAAGACAGCATGGGCAGCATACCGTCAACAATTGCGTGATCTGCCTGCTGGGATTGTGGCGCTGGCTATTGACCCCCGTACATTCTCCGACTGGCCTCACGACCCTAACTGGGTTGAGCCTGTTCGCATAGCATAATATAGGTAAGGAGCAATCATGGCAGTAACTAATTTTTCCCCCCTTCTTGGTCTGGCACTGCCAACTACTGGAGACTTGTCGGGCACATGGGGTGCGACAGTTAATGACTCAATTACATCGCTACTTGACTCTGCGGTTGCGGGTACAACTACGCTGTCTGCTAACGCTGATGTAACTCTTTCTACAACTAACGGCGCATCTAACCAAGCACGTAATGCAGTTATTTTGTGGACTGCAAGTAATGGTGCAACCACACGTACTGTTACTGCTCCAGCACAAAGCAAAGCCTATGTGGTTATCAACGCGGGTACTGGTTCAGTTATTATTAAAGGCTCTGGTACGGTATCTCCGTACAATGGCGTAACCATTCCATCTGGGACAAAAGCATTGGTTGCTTGGAACGGTTCAGACTTTGTAAAGGTTGTCAGCAACCCCGTTGTATTGACCACTGATGTATCAGGAACGCTGCCTATTGCCAACGGCGGCACAGGCACTACTGCAACTACATTTACTAACTTAACTACCAACGTCACGGGTGTATTACCTTTATTAAATGGTGGTACAGGTGTAACCACACCCAGTTTGGTGGCTGGCACAAACGTCACTATTACAGGTACGTGGCCTAACCAAACGGTCAATGCGTCTGGTGGTGGCGGTGGTGGATCGGTAACGGCTGTATCAGCTTCTTCGCCTTTGGCTTCAAGTGGTGGAACATCACCCAATATTAGTCTTACAGGCGTAGTTCCAATTGCTAACGGCGGTACAAACTCAACTGCAACTCCTACCGCTGGCGGCGTTGGGTATGGGACTGGCACTGCAAATGCTTATACATCTGCGGGCACTTCTGGTTATTTTTTACAAAGTAATGGCTCTTCTGCTCCCACGTGGGTAGCATTTAGTGGTGGCGGTCTTACTAATGTGGCTGTTTTTGAAAGCTCAGGCACTTGGTCTGTCCCATCTGGTATTACAAAATGTAAAGTTACTGTAACCGGCGGTGGTGGCGGTGCTGGTAATCCTTATGCTGGTGGCTCTGGTGGTACTGCTATAAAGTTTGTCACGCTTAGTGGTGGCAGTGCAACAATTACTGTTGGATTAGGTGGTGCGGCACTTACTAGCGGCGCGGCGGGTACAAGTTCATTTGTTTATGGGGCAACTACAGTTCAAGCAACAGGGGGCACTAGTGGCGCTACAGGAAGTAATTTTTCCCCAACTTATGGCGGTGCTGCTACTGGCGGAGATATAAATATTGCAGGCGGGGGAGGTAGCCGAGGTGGTTCTGCTGGACTTCCGGGAGGTATAAGTTTTTGGGGTGGCGGTGGAAACGGTTTTACCGGGAGCGGTGCTTATGGTAGTGGCGGTAGTATCGATGCGACGTACGGCTCGTATATAGGTGGCGTATCAGGCATTGTTGTTATTGAATATTAAGGATTAGAAATGCCAAATTTTGCAATTATTCAAGACGAAAAAGTAGTCAACACCGTAGTTGCTGAAGCAGACTTTGCGGCTGAACAAGGCTGGGTTGAGTTAACAGGAGTTGTAGGAATTGGCTGGGATTATGTGAACGGTCAGTTTGTTGATAACCGCCCTGTACCTGAAGTGGTCACACCTCCAGCACCTACCAGAGAAGAACTGCTTGCACAACTTAATGCGCTATCAGCGCAAATACAGGCGTTATAAAAATGTGGGACTGGGCTGAAGCATTCATTGCGGCGGCCTGTATTGCGGCCTTCGTCATCTTTGGCACGTACATGATTGCATGGAGTTGGATGTGGTAAATGCGATGGCTCATACTGTTACTGTTATTGGGGCTAGTTGGAGCCGTAGCCAAGAGTGGATGCCATGTGCGCGAGTTCTATGGAATAGCCTACACAGTCCACGATCCGACCGAGCGGCACAAGCAGATGATGTCGTGGTTGGATCAGAACGCAAGGCACTGCAAGTCAACGGAATACACAGTAATTTGGAACAATCTGGCAGAGTGGGCGGGCGCGGCAGACTCCACATGGCTTAGAGCCAAGGTTGTTCATGGATACAAGGATGCACTTGAACGGGAGAAGAAATGACCAGAAAGCCAATACCCAGACCAGTGAAGAAAGTGTCAATGGACACCAAGGACAAGCTGACTCTGTGGGTCACGCTGATGGTCAGCTTCACCCTGTGCATCTCTGTTTTGGCTATGGTCATCAGCTTTATGCTTGGCCTTTGGGCCAAAGAAGTGGACAACGCAGAAATCTTCA